CGATCTTTACAGAAAGATATGCCTATGCAGAACGCATCATACAGAAGATCATACGATCGGAGAGAAAGCTTTCCAGAAGAAGTATAAGGTTTATGGAATCATAGTAAAGGAGCAGGAGGATGGCTTGGAAGAATTACAACAGACCCAACAAGTACAACAATCACAAAACGATAGTTGATGGGATTAAGTTTGACAGCATCAGAGAAGCAGAAAGATATCAAGAATTAAAGCTGTTAGAAGAAGCAGGAGAGATCTCACATCTGGAACTACAGCCGGTCGTGGTCCTTCAGGATAAATTTATTTATCAGGACAAGACGATCAGAGCAATCACATACAGAGGGGATTTTGCTTACTTTGATCGTAGAGTAAACAGGGGTGTGATTGAAGATGTTCCAAAAGAAATATGGAGATCTGTACGATTTACGAATAACGAGGTGATCACATGAAGCAAAAGAGCAGCTTCCTGATCTACCATGAATATCGGGAACCACTAAAATTACTGACAGATGAGCAGAGAGGTCGGTTATTGATGGCATTGATTGATTACTCTGAATCAGGAGTTGTTCCAGAACTTGATGGAATATCCATGATGGCATTTTCATTTATACAAAGCCAGATGGATCGTGATTCAAAGAAGTACGAAAATCGATGCAGTTCTAATCGGGAAAATGGGAAAAAGGGTGGAAGACCTAAAAAGGAAAACGACTCAGAAGAAAACCCAAAAAACCCATTGGGTTTTGAAGAAACCGAAAAAAAAACTAAAAACCCAAAAAAGCCGATAAAGATAAAGAATAAAGATAAAGAGAAAGATATAAATAAAAATACTATGTGCAAATCTGAAGCAGATGCACTGTTTGAGAGAGTTTGGAAATTATACCCTCAGAAACGTGGGAAGGGGAAAGTCTCAGATGCCAATAAGAGGCGTTTACTTGATATCGGATTCGACGAATTAAGTCGTGCCATTGACCGATACAAGGCGGACTTGGCGTTAGATGACTGGAGAAAGCCTCAAAATGGCAGCACGTTTTTTAACTCTGGATACATAGATTACTTGGATGCAAATTACGAAAAAACTGAAAGAATACAGAGTGAAAAAACTCCGGGGGAATTAAATTGTCAAAGGGACTATGATTTTGATTCTTTGGAACAGCAGTTGTTACAGAAACAGTTAGGAGATGAGATTTGATATGAACGAAATGAGCAAATTGATTGCTGTTAACTACGAAGCGGAAGAGCCAACAGTGTCAGCAAGAGATTTACATGAGCAGTTAAACATCAAAACAAGATTTAACGATTGGTTTCCAAGAATGTGTGAATATGGCTTTGAAGAGTCTAAAGACTTTTACTCAAAAAAGAGTAAAACTGTAGAACACAATGGAAGACCTCAGACGGACTTTCTGATTTCCATCGACATGGCAAAGCAGATTTGTATGATTCAGAGATCACCTGAAGGAAAGCAAATCCGACAGTATTTCTTGGATCTTGAGAAAGCCTGGAATACACCAGAGCAGATATTTGCAAGAGCATTGAAGATGGCAGATAAAACGATAGACAAGCTCAAATCAGACAACGCAATACTGATTGAGGATAACGAAAGAATGAAGCCAAAAGAGATATTTGCGGATGCAGTTTCCACGAGTGATACATCTATCCTGATCGGAGAGTTGGCTAAGATTCTTCGTCAAAATGGAGTACATACGGGGCAAAATAAACTGTTTGAATGGATGCGATGCAATGGTTATCTGATCAAGAGAAAAGGCTCTGATTGGAATATGCCAACGCAACGAGCAATGGATATGGATCTATTCGAGATCAAGGAAACAGTGATCAATCAGCCAAATGGATCAACGAAGATCAGCAAGACAACGAAAGTTACAGGAAAAGGGCAGCAGTACTTTATCAATAAGTTACTCGCAGCAATGTAATAAAAATAAGACTATCCGGTTGATCACTGCCTGCAAGACACTATAAACCATGATTGTTGTTTAATAAAAAGTCGTAGTATTAGTCGTGGCAGCTGTGGATTTAGGAATGATCTTAAGTGACCAACAACAGCACAAAGGGATCATATGCAGGCAGTGATCAGCCGGAGAGCTAAATTATATACCACATGTAACTATTAACCGCATAAGAAACAGCCAGTATAAGCCATGAGCCTGCTGCCTAAGGCAGTGGGCAGAAAGGAGAATTGATGGTAGATTACAGCAAAGGATTTAAAAGACGTGTTGTGATACTGTGGATCAAGTATAACATGTCATCAAATGAGATCAGTAGATCATCCGGCATCGATCATAAGACACTGATGAAGTGGTATAAGCGTTTCTACCCTGAGATAACAGGGGGGCAAACGAGACAAAGTGCAAGGATTTAAGATGGCACTATATAGGCAATTGTGCCGGATACCATAAGTAAAGGAGTACGATCAGACAGTTTGGTTATTTACCTGAGGGATTCTTCAAGTAACTGTTAACCAAGCAATCAATACCAAACATATTTTTTCAGGTTCTTTTAAATGTAATTTCTCAAATATTAGATTTAGTTTTTTACAATTTTCCAAATCAAAAAACGAAGAATCACAAGACTTTATAAGATCGGGCAAAAGATAACAGATCAGCGATCAGAGATAAAGGCGTTGTATCAGGTAAAGAACCAAGCTGTCTGAGAAAACGATATGAGATATAAAGAAAATTTCAAGAAAGGAATGGTCCGGCTGATCATCTCAACAGGGATAAGCTACAAGAAGCTGTCAGAGCTTACAACGATCAGCCAGCCAACATTGAAAAAATGGGATGATGAATACCGGCAGGAGTGTCTGGATGAGAAGAAGAGAGAAACTGAGAGACTAAAGAAGCAGGAAGAAGAGAACATGAGATGCACGGCGTGGCATCAGTATGGATCTGGTGCAGGTCGGTTTGAGTAGAAGGAAGATAAAATGACAGAGCAAAAAGAACAAGAAATCGTAGATAGAATTGAAAAGAGAGTTTTAGAAAAACTTGAAAAGAGTGTATGCAAAGAAGATACACAGAAAGTATTACAAGAACCAAGAAATAAATGGTTTAGAGATGCAAATGGATCCGGAACAGATTCGTTAATGGCAAATGCATTGGGAAATTCGTTCGTAGCATGGAGTGCATGGGAGCAGATTCGGCGATTAACATGTGTTGCTTGCGGAAAGAAATATGTAAGGCAGCTTACAGAAGACGATCATGCAGAAGAGGTATGTGAGCAGATTTGCCAGACAATTTATGATATTGCAATGATGAGAAAGAAGGATGATCAGAATGGGGAAGCTCGATAAAGAACAAGAGGCCAGAATGGCAGGAATGAGCTATGGTGTCAGAATAGCAAGAGAAAAAGGGATAGATGAAGCAGAAAAAGAATTAAAACTTAGAGGTGCGTTAGGAGTCGGATTACTGATCGACAATACAAGATTAGATAAAGCTTTTGAAATCCTGGCAACAACACTCTATGGGAACATCATGATAACAGCATTATCAGCACTGGCAGATAGCGAAGGCTTTGGAGAAAAGAGACTTCGAAGATTCAAAGAAGCATATGATCATAAATCCATGTGCCTGGTATCTCTGGATCAGTACGCAGAACATTTTGTAACATTTGAAGACATGGCAATTGATTTAAAGAAACGTTATAACATCGACATGAATGCAGAAATGATTGCATCAAACCAGGAAGTGATCGATAAAGGGCGAAGAGTGTTACCGAATGTGATTAAGTTATTGGAGCATGAGAATCAACACGAGGCAGCAGACGTATTAAGAGAACATTTACATGAGGCGGTGGCAGTATGGTAAACAAGAAGGAATTTGAAGGTTATATCTGTGAGATCACGGGTAAGCCAATTAAAGAGATGAGATTATGTCCGGATAAGTTTCAAAAATTTATAATACGGAGAAAATGTGACAAAAGTTGTATCTGGTGTGAGAAGGAGACAAAGGCAGATGAGTGATGATTGGAAAGAGCAAAAGAAAAGACAAAAAGCTATCTTCACAGCACAACAGAATCTGCCATATGACGTAAAAGTAAGAAGGGCAGAGTTGAGAGTGAGAGAGTTCATACAAGAACTAGATCGTAGAGGAATGAATGCACATGTAAGTGTAGGTGGTTTGGACAGTATCGTGCTTTTGGCGTTTTTGAGAAGCAGAGGAATCGATGTACCTGCAGTGTCAGTATCATCTCTGGAAGATAAAAGCATTATCAAAGTACATAAGCAGCTTGGAGTAATATCATTGCGACCAGGAAAAACAAAGACAGAAATCTTACAAGAGTTTGGTTTTCCGGTGATCAGCAAGAAGATCGCGGGACGAATCGACACACTGCAGAACCCGACAGGCAGAAATAAGACAGTCAGGCATGCGATCATAACCGGAGAGTGCGGAGCGCAGGGACATTTTGCAAAGAACAGTCGGATGAAACTGCCAAGGAAGTGGCTGCAGCTGTTCGCAGGATACGAAAACAAGAATGAAGGTGTGAATTATCAGATTGCACCATTCAAGGTAAGTAATAAGTGCTGCCTATACATGAAAGAAAAACCATGTGAGGTTTATGCAAAAGAAAACAATAGTGCGCCATTCTTGGGACTTATGGCAAGTGAAGGTGGACAGAGAGAAGAAGCATTAGTAGAGCATGGATGTAATTACTTTGGAAAATCAGTGATCCGATCAGCACCATTTGCACCATTTTTACGACAGGACCTGTTACAGCTTGCATTAGATCTTGATGTGCCAGTGCCAGAAATCTATGGAGAAATCGCAAGGAAAGCAGATGGAACATTATATACGACAAAAGCACAAAGAACAGGATGTTCGATGTGTGGGTTCGGAGTACACCTGGAGAAAAGACCGCATCGGTTTGATATGTTAAGAGAACGCAACGAAAAGGAATGGGAGTTCTGGATGTATCGATGTTGCACAGATCCAGAAACAGGAGAACGATTCGGATGGGGACGTGTCTTAGATTACATCGGAGTGAGATGGGAAGATAAGTGGGAACCAGAGTCGGAGCAGTTGGAATTTCATTTTTGTTAAAGAAAGTTAAGGAAGTGGAGAAAATGGGAATTAAAAATCTAACAGAAGCAGAAGAAAAAGAGTTTTACAGACTTGTTGGGAAGATGAATGGAAAAGAACCAGATAAGGAACAGGATGCAAAGGTAAAGAAACCACGACAATCAGAAGAATATTTTTATATTAATGATGATGGAGCTATTATACAAAGCAGGTGGACGAATGATTCTTTGGATAATGGAAGATGGGAATTGGGAAACGTCTTTTTCACAAAAGAGTCAGCGTGGTTTGCCAGAGAAAAAAAGAAAGTAGAAGTTGAAATCGAAAGATATGCAAGGGAACACAATATCACAGCATCTACCAATCGTCGGTATTTAATTCGATATGAAGAAGATGAGAAAAGTCTTCTTTGCGATACATGGGCTACAGCAAAAATACAGGGTACAGTTATGTTTACATCAAGAGATGTTTTGGCTGACGCAATCGAAGTAGTAGGAAAAGACAGAATCCTTAAATACATCTTTGGGGTAGAAAGTGAGGGAGAGGAATGAATTTAGAAGAAGCTACTAAATATATGAAAAGTAAGGTAAAAGAGAAATATAAGGACGGCATGGTTCAACTAGCGGTTCTGCACGACGAAGAAGCTAATGATTTTTTTAAAGAAGCGGAAAACTATAAACGGCTTGAAATCTGGCTGGAAGAACTGAAAGAGCTAAGAGAATATAAGAGAAAGATGAAAACACAGTTTCTTGATGATATTGAAAATCCATTGGAACCTATTAAATTAAGTAGTGCATTGGAATCAGAAATATTCAAGTATGAGTACAGAGCAGAACATGATCCGCAAAAGATTAGTCCTTTAGATTATACAATCATATATGCATTAAAACATTGTTTGGAAGAACAACTGAAAGAGGTGGAATAGTGGTGCAAATAATAGAGTTGATAGTAATGATTATGTGTTATGGAATGTATTTTTATAACGCTATAAAAAAAGATCATTATAACGCTATAAAAAAAGATCATTATAACGCTATTAAATTTTTGATGTTTGGAGCGATTATGCAAAATTTAACATTACATTTGAAATAGAGGTGTGTTAAGAATATGACTATTGGATTTTTAAGCGGATTATTCATTGGAGCAGTTGCAGGAGTGGCAGTGATGTCACTCTGTGCCGCAGCGAAAGAGAGGGATGAATTATGACAATAACAAAGAATCTTACAGGTGTCGTGAAAGAGGATCATGAGAGAGTGAAGACAGTAACAGGCATCCTGGAAGAAGTTAGAACTGAGATGTGTGATGGTTATTGCGTATATCCAAGAATAACGCCGAATGATTATGAAAAATATAAAAGGATATGCGATGAAGAATGTCCACTGAACAAATTATAAGGAGTGATACATAAATGGGATATCAAGATTGTCCATGTTTCAAGTGTGATCATGGCGGAGAAAGAGAAAAACGAGTTGAATGCCGAAGAAAATGTACTGAATTTACTGCATGGAAGTTAAGCATGCAGGCAATGAGACAGAAAAAGAAAGAAGATAAAGACAGATACTATTCATCTACCAAAGGAAAATTCTATAAGAGAAATTTAATGAAACAAAAAAGTGGTAGAAAAATATGGTAAATTAACGCAAAGCCTGTGCAGAGTAATCTGCATGGGCATTTGTGACAATCAGATTAAGAAAATAATGAAATCAAATAAGGCAGCAGATAATAGGAGGGGAGAATGTGGACAAGAATGTACTGATCCAATATTGTGACATGAAAGAAGAAATTAAAGATTTAAGGAGAAGAATCACAGAGACTGAAAAGCAGATCTTCAGAATTGCAGAAGAAGGAACGGTAAAAGACACAGTAAGCGGTGGCATGGGTGGAATACAGCATTTTGTGGTGGAAGGTATGCCAGTACCAGAACTTAGCAGAAAGAGGCTGCTGCTTAATAAACGAAAAGCTATGTTGATCGAAAAAGAAAATGAACTTCTGGAACTCATGAATCAAGCGGAAGAATATATAAATAGCATTGAGAAGAGCGAACTAAGAATGATGTTTAGATTTTATTACATTGATGGCATGACGTGGCTGCAGGTAGCACATAAGATGAATCAGTTACACCCTAAAAGGCGAGTAGCTTATACAGAAGACAGTTGTAGAATGAGAAATACAAGATTTTTTCAAGAAAATTAGAAAATGTTCGGTCACGTTCGCAAAAAATAGGCTAATATATAGGCTAGAGCGATTAGATGAAGCGATACTTCATAATTAGTCCTCTTCTTTTTACTTAATGAATGAACTCGGGTGATCTTCGGACCCCGAGTCTTTTTATGCCTATTATCTAAAAAATTAGACGATCAAGAAAGGAGAAGAACATGAATGAGGATATGAAGATTGGAGCTATTTTAGCACTGGAAGGAGTAAAAGAAGAATTAATGACAGTAAGAGCAGAATTGAGAAGAAAAGGATTTGAACATAGAAAAGGATTTACAACAATTGAAGCATGTATAGATGATCAGATGAAAGAATTAAAACAATGTTTTAACTAAGGACCTCTAGCTCAGTAGGTCAGAGCAGTCGGCTCATAACCGATCGGTCCGGGGTTCGAGTCCCTGGAGGTCCATTTAAGAAATAAGAAAGAAGGTGGTAATGTTTGAATGAAGAAAAAAACTACATATTGGCAGAATCCGATTATGTGGCCGGAATGAAGTATAAAGACATTGCTGCCAAGTATGAAGTTTCGATAAATACTGTGAAATCGTGGAAGAAACGATACGCATGGTCGAGGAACAAAAAGACAGGATGCATCCAAAAGGGGTGCACACAAAATAAAAAGGGTGCACACAAAAAAGAAGCCGTTGCAGAGGATGTAAGTCAAGTTGTAATTAACGATGAACTTACCGATCAGCAGCAGCTTTTTTGTTTGTACCAATCCAGAATGTTTAATTATACGAAAGCTTACATGAAAGCTTATCCAGGATGTACTTATGCATCTGCTGCCGTATTAGGAAGCAGGCTTATGAAGAATCCAGTGATCAGAAAAGAGATTGAACAGCTAAAGCAGAATCATATGAACAGGGAACTGTTAAAGCAGGAAGATATCTTTCAAAAGTACATGGATATTGCGTTTGCAGATGTGACAGATTATGTATCGTTTGGGCGAGAAAATATTCAAGTTATGGGTGCTTTTGGTCCAGTAATGGTAGAAAACAAAGAAACTGGAGAAAAAGAAGTTCTCGAAAAAGAAGTCAATACTGTGAAATTCAAACAATCTGAAGATGTTGATGGAACGTTGATTACGGAAGTGAAGCAAGGAAAAGACGGAGCGAGTATTAAGCTGGTTGATAAGATGAAAGCTTTACAATGGCTTGCAGATCATATGGATATTGCTACAGTTGAACAGAAAGCTAAGATTGAGCAGATCAGAGCTAAGACAGAACAAATCAGACACAGTGGAACTGATACAGGAGAAGATGCAGTTCAATCTTGGATGGATGCTGTAAAAAAAGCGAGGGAATCAGATGGATGATAGAGTATTACATGATTTCCTTGTAGAGAGTATTCCTTTATGGCAGCAGAATCCAGTTCAATTTTTTGAAGAAGTTCTTTCCTTTTATCCAGATGAATGGCAAAAAGAAGCAGCATTTGCTTTAAGAGATAATCCAAAAGTAACGATAAAATCCGGACAGGGTGTTGGAAAAACAGGATTTGAAGCTGCAACATTGTTATGGTTTTTAAGCTGTTTTGAGAATGCAAGAGTTGTTGCAACAGCCCCAACACTGCACCAGTTGAACGATGTTCTATGGGCAGAGGTTTCAAAGTGGCAAAGTAAATCTCCGTTATTGAAGGAGATACTACAGTGGACCAAAACAAAAATATCTATGATTGGCAGCAAAGAACGTTGGTATGCAGTAGCAAGAACAGCAACCACTCCAGAAAATATGCAAGGATTCCATGAGGATAATATGCTATTTATCGTTGATGAAGCTTCTGGTGTTGCAGATCCGATCATGGAAGCAATCTTAGGTACTCTGACAGGATCAAATAATAAATTGCTACTTTGTGGAAACCCGACAAAAGCAAGCGGTACATTTTACGACAGCCATACATCGGATCGTAAATTATATTATTGCATTACTGTAAACTCCGCAGAGTCTAAAAGAACTAATAAGGACAACATTGATTCTCTGATCAGGAAATATGGAGAAGAAAGTAATGTTGTCAGAGTCAGAGTAAAAGGATTGTTTCCTAAACAGGATGATGATGTTTATATGCCTTTGGAAATATTGGAAGCATCGATCATCCTGGAAGAGATACCACCAGCTGATATTTGCACTTTGGGAGTCGATGTGGCCCGTTTTGGTGATGATGACACAGTGATCGCAAGAAATATGAATAACAAGATCACACTAGAAAAGATTAGGCATGGTCAAGATCTAATGAAAACTGTAGGAGATGTTGTTGTAGAGTGTAGGAATATCAAGGAAAAGTTTAAATATAAAAAAACAATATATGTGATCATAGATGATACTGGTCTTGGTGGAGGAGTAACAGATCGTTTGAATGAATTAAAATCGGAAGGAAAGCTATATGGTGTAGTTATCGTTCCGGTTAATTTTTCTGCTGCCGTTCCAGACAAGAAAGCAGCAGAAAAATATCATGATATCACATCTTATGCATGGTCCATATTAAGAGATATGTTAGAAGAAAAAGAAGCAGTATTACCAAATGATACAGAGCTTATCGCACAATTAAGTGCGAGAAAATATGATCTTAGTTCATCAGGGAAGATACGACTAGAATCAAAAAAAGCAATGAAAGAACGCATCGGAGAGTCTCCGGACCGGGCAGATGCTGTTGTTTTATCTTGCTACAGAAACAAAATTAAACCAATCAGTGTTCCAGGAAGTGATGTTGGAACAAAAGATAGTTACTGGAGGTGAAATAGCATTGTATGATGAAATAGGTCGCATCGGTCAAAATCGGTGGGGCGGTAGCTTTTACGAAGAATTTCTCCCAGAGCTGAGAGGACAACGAGGAGTAAAGGTATATACAGAAATGGAATCTAACGACGATGTGATTGGAGCAATCATATTTGCGTTAGATACATTGCTTAGACAGGCACAGTTTTCCGTAGAGCCACAGGGAGACGATCAAAAGGATATAGAGGCAGCGGAGTTCGTTGAGTCTTGCATGGATGATATGCAGGACACATGGACTGACACAGTATCTGAAATCCTATCATTCCTTACATACGGCTGGTCGTATCATGAGATCGTATATAAGAGAAGATCAGGGCGGACAGCAAATCCTAAGACGAACAGCAAATATGATGATGGTTTAATCGGGTGGAGAAAGCTTCCTATCCGATCACAGGATTCTCTATACCAATGGGAGTATGACGATGAAGACAATCTTATTGGCATGACGCAGATGCCACCGCCAAATTTTGGACTTTATACGATCCCACTGGAAAAGGCAATCCATTTCAGGACCAGATCCAGAAAAGGAAATCCAGAAGGAAGGAGTATCCTGAGAAATGCTTATCGTTCCTGGTACTTCAAGAAAGGTATTCAGGAATTTGAGGGAATTGGGATTGAAAGAGATCTCGCTGGTATACCGATGGTCACACCACCAGAAGGTGTTGACTTGTATAATCCAGATGATCCCGAAGGTGCAAGATTGTTAGCATGGGCTTATAGTTTGGTAAAGAATGTCCGACAAGACAAAAGTGCTGGAATCGTGTTACCACCGGGATTTAAGTTCGAGCTTGTTTCCACAGGTGGAAGCAGACAAATTGATACGAACGAGATTATAAATCGTTATGATAGCCGCATAGCAATGACAACGCTTGCGGATTTTATTCTGTTGGGGCATGAACACACTGGATCATTTGCATTGTCCGATGATAAGACAGAGTTATTTGCTATAGCTATTGGATCATACCTTGACATTATCTGTGAAGCGTTTAATAACCAAGCGATCCCAAGATTGATTGATCTAAACGGAGAACATTTCAAGGGGATCACAGACTACCCGAAGATGGTTCACGGAGATATTGAAAAGATCGACATGAACAAATTAGCACAGTACATCCAGACGATGGTTGGCACTGGTGTATTGATCCCAGACGACGAACTGGAAACATATGTTCGAGAGGCTGGTAATTTGCCACCAAAGGTATCTGAGGATGAAAGGTTCATTGATCCTGATAGAGAAGATCAGCAGACAAATGATCTTGGATCACAGGGAAATGGAAATAATGTACATCCAGAGGACAATCAAGACGTTGCCGAAGATGATGGAAAGGTACAAGAAGCCAAAAAACGTTTAGGAAGGAGCTGATTATATGTTCCTATTCCGAAAGGTTAAGAAGAGAGTACCCAAGACACCCAACGAGGTTAAAGAAGCGTTGGAGAGGTACTTAGCGAACAGCAGTCCTCAACTTGTTAAGTGGTTGGTTAGCTTCTGGAAGGATCAGCAAACAGTTTTGACTTTTAAGGAGATCAGAGAAGCAATTCAAGCTGGCTCGATCTCCAAAGAGACTGTAGAAGCGTGGCAACAGGACTATTCAAAGGTGGTTTCCGAAAAGATTGCTCCAGAAATGGTCAAAGCCATGAAGGCAGCAGCAGCCAATGAGAATAAGCTCAAGGGCATTGATATTGGATATAAATTTGATGCCGATCACTGGGCCGTTTCTGATTGGTTGGAGAATCATACAGCTGAGTTAGTAACAAACTGTACCAGAGTACAGAAAGATGCAATTCAGTCGATGATCGAAATGGGGATCAGATCACACATGAGCGATGATGAATTATCCAGATTCATACGCCCTTGCATTGGATTAACCAAGCCACAGACACAGGCAGTAAAGAAGTATTACGAAACAATCAAGGCAGAGCTGGAGAAGAAACACCCTCGAACGAAGCCAGAGAAGATCGAACAGATGGCAAGGGATAAGCAAGCGAAGTATGCTGAACGTAAGTTAAGGGAAAGAGCTAAGACGATTGCACAGACCGAAAGAGCATTTGCCTATGAGTATGGCAGATACCAGCATACAAAGAATCTTGTCGATCAGGGTATATTACCACCACAGGACAAAAAATGGTCCGCAACGGACAGTGAGAATACATGCAGCACATGTAGAGAACTGAACGGAAAAGTTGTTGGAATGGACGAAGAATTTGCCCCAGGTAAGCTACTTCCTCCGCTTCATCCGAGGTGTAAATGCTGTGTGATGTATGTCAATTCAAAATCCATGGCAGCAGAGTATGAAACAGAAGAAGATGAACTGAGAGAGTACAGCACAGAGGAAATAGAAACCCATGCTAATAAAATGTCAGAGATTGCAGACAAACATCTTGATCTTGAAAGCTCATGGAGTGGAAAGGTCGTAGTTGATGATGATTCTGGTGTTTATGGTATCCAGTGGAACGGAGATATTATAACCAGACATGAAACAGCTCCACATATTTTGTTACATGAACAGTTACACGCTAGATCAGTTACAAAATATGATCGTAAAATGTATAAACAGTATGAGAACATGGAAGAGGGTTCGGTACAGTTTGCAGCACAGGAGATTAGCAAGAAAGAGAATATACAAATTCTTGAATCACAGTACGATCATATGACAGAAGCTTTAAGAAATATAAATAAAGTTGCTGGGTTATTTAAAAATGATTATGATTTTGCAATGAAGCTTATTTCTGTTCCGTTACCAGATAGGTATGACTGGCTGAATAATATGATCTATGATAAAATGATGTTATCAGGAAATATTGAAGATTATCAGAAGGTATCGCACTGGATGGAGGCTTTAGAAAATGGAAAAACATCTTGAATTAAAAGAAAGATTCGATCAGCTAATGAAACAAGATATGGATGTATCAGAACACGAACAAGAATGGTTTGAATTACTGGACGACATGCATGAATGGTTAAAGGATAAGACAATTCCGAGAAATATTCGTAGGCAGTTTGAACCTTTAGGGATGTTAGAAGTAACTATGAAAATCTGTGACGGAATCCATTATGCAAATGGAACTGGACGATATGCAAAGAAAGAAGAATGATGAAGTACAAAGCAATAGAGCAGACAGTTCAGGCAGTGCAGATCACACCTGATATTGATATGATCGCCCCTGACTGGTTCACAAAGAAAATGAATACCGAAGAAATTATGATAGATCGTGTACAGAAAGACGGAGCAATAGCCGTTATAGGATGCACGGTCTATTTTAATGCACGGAGATATAAAGGCGGCAGACTTGTTGCAAGAATAGGAGACTACGTTGTAAAAGATTCAGTCGGTCGGTTGAATGTAGTTCGTAAGAATGACTTTGATCGGCTGTATAAGAAGGAGGAAGCATGAGATATTTTAACGATTATATACGATCCCCAGCACAGACACAGGACAGTATACGAAAGTCCTTGAATAGAGTAGATATTACTAAGAAGGACGAAGAAAAGCAGTACGTCTTTGGATGGGCTAAGATTGCAGTCGATGAGAATGGAAATCAGCTGGTTGACCGCCAGAACGATTTAATTGATCCGGAAGAACTAGAACAGACAGCATATACCTATGTTGAGTTTTACCGAGAAGCTGGAGAGATGCACGAGCGAGGCGGTGCAGGCGTTTTAATCGAGAGTATTATATTCACTAAGGAAAAGATGAAAACTCTCGGTATAGAGGAAGGTACGTTGCCTGAAGGCTGGTGGGTTGGTTTCCATATCACAGACGATGAAGTATGGGCAAAGATCAAAGACGGAACTTATACGATGTTCAGTATTGAGGGCAAAGCGAAACGTATTGAAGTCGAGGAGGAAGAATGATGGACAAATATATCGGTGCAAAATTGATTCAGGCAGAACCAGAAAGAAATCCAGTCACAAAGGAGATCACAGGATACAAGGTTGTATACCCAGATGGGTACGAATCATGGTCTCCGAAAGATGTTTTTGAAAAAGCATATATGAAAGTGGATGATAATAAAAATCTTCCATCTGGAGTAAGTATCGGGCCAGAAATGGTCGATGATTTTATTGCATCTACGGAGACAATCACGATGGGAGAGACAACAACAGTTGTTCGTTGTGTGCTTCGAAATGGTTTTGATATCGTGGAATCATCTTCGTGTGTTGATCCAAAGAATTACGATGAAAAGATCGGCAAAGATATTTGCATGGGAAGGATCAAAAACAAAATCTGGGAACTGTTAGGATTTTTGCTGCAACAGGCATGGCAAGGAATTAACTAGGAGATGATCTCATTCTTAAGATTAAGAAATCACACCGACAGGATGAATGGATCGTGTACAACCCTGATTGCTTTGAATTGCATCATACGCACTGTAGAAATAAAAGAGTTGCGATTGCAATTAAGAAGAATGTGGAACGTAGAAGAGTTCCGACATCCAGAAATCTAAGAACTTTGGAAAGTCACATAAGACTGACAGGGAATAAGAATTATAAAAGAAAGATTCAGAATATCATTGAGGAAGTGAAATCTGAAATGAGAAACTGAAATTTATTCTAAAATTAAGTGAAATCTGAAATGAAAATAGACCATTTTGTAAAAAATGGTCTATTTTTTGTGTTTGAAAATGCACTTTGCGTTTTTGAAACTCGAAAAAGTGTCGTTAGAAAGGAGGAAACATGAAAACAAAAGGAAAGACAAAGCTGGAAGATCTGGAAGTAAAAAAGATCGATGCAGTAGACATCGGAGCAGATCAGAAAGCAAATATCCTGATTAAAAAGAGAGGAGGTGCAGAAGAACCGAAGGGAAACTTTTTCAAGCGATTCTTTAATGCGTTTTGTGACAGCTTAGGAGTAAATTCAGAAGATGTCAGAAAGTCCATGGAAGATGAAGCAACATCATTTGATGATGTAATGAATGAAAAGAAGATCTACGACGTGAGGGACCAGATCTGGAATGCCTGCAACTCTCTGGAGCAGTCGATTGTGTCAATCTTACTCGATAAAGAGTGTGAGGATAAACAGGCCGCAATCGCACAGAGCATTGATCAGTTTAAGGCATTTTCGGATGATGCATCCAAGTCTTGGATCAAATTAGAACGTGCAGCAACAGACAAAGAAGATACTGTTGTTGCGGATGATTTTGAGATCGCAAAAATGCAAGAGGTAATTGAGAAATCTTGCGATCCTGAAACTATTAACAAAGAAAAAGAAGAAAAGGAGAATGAAATGGCATTTGATATTTCAAATATGACAGAGGAAGAAAAGAAAGAAGCATTAAAAGCATTACAGGATGATGCAAATGCAAAAAAAGAGGATACTGCAAAAAGAGCTGATATTGATGGACAGGTTCAGGAAGCAGTGAATAAAGCAATGGAAGGTGTTACAAAGGACTTCACTTCTATGATGAAGAAGATCATGGAACCAATCCAGAAGAGAGCAGAGGAAGCAGAACAGAAGTCCTTAGAAGAAGTTGCTAAGAAGTATGAACTCTTAGGAACAAAAGCAGAGGACTTAGTGCCAGTTCTGAAATCCATGAAAGCAACATCTGATGAAGCGTACAACAACTTCATTGCATCCATGGATAACAATCTTGCAGTAATTCAGAAATCAGGTCTGTTTGAGGAAATCGGTAAATCTGGTGGAGCTCACACAGGAAATGACGATACAGAAGGTGTTGCAAAGATGAACGCAAAGGTAGCAGAGATCAAAAAGTCTATGCCAAACCTTACTGATGCACAGGCACAGGATATCGTTATGCAGAATGATCCTGAATTAAGAGCAATGTTCGATAAATAAGAAAGGAGGTACAGAGAAGATGGCAAACAGAACATATGAATACAATCCAACTGGTGGAAGTCCAGTGATCAATGTTACAGCTGGAGCAGAACTCAAAACAGCCGTAGCGGTTTTATTAACAAAAGATGGAGCAAAAATTCCTGAAGCCGGAAAGGAAGCAACAGGAATTGTGCTTCTTGGAGATGAAACAGTAGCCAAAGGCGATGATATTACTGTTCAGATCAGAAATCAGGGCATGTGGGCAGCTGGTGCAAAGATTGAGGCTGGAGATTTCCTTGCTGTTGATGCAGAGGGATTATGCCAGAAGGCAACAACAGGGCAGTACATCTTAGCTATGGCACTGACACCAGCGACAGCAAAAGGAGACATCGTAAACGTTGCGATCATCCATGCTGGATATGAAGCGTAAATAAAGGAGGAATGAAATAAATGAACACAGGACATAACAACGCAGCAGCAATCGCAGTTGATATTGCGAAAGGCTGGAGACCAAACTATTACTTAACCAATATGGCAATGAGCTATTTTCAGGCACCTGGAATGAATGTTGCTCCAAGCATATTTCCAATTCTTCCAGTACATGCAAGCACTGGAAGCTACTATATCTTCAACAAAGAAGAGATCGCGAAAGACCAGGTAAAGAGAAAGCCTAAGTTCGGAGCAGTAGATCCGGCTGTATTCTCTCATTCAGATGATACTTACAAATGTGAGGTAGATCAGATCATCGTCGGAGTAGATAACATCACAGCTCTGGATTACCAGAGAACTGGAGCACCAGCAACGATTGATCCGAGACGTGCAAAGGTAAAACAGGTTTCAGAACAGATGAATCTGCACCTTGATATGGTCTTTGCAAACAAGTTTTTCAATGCTGACGCATGGGCAAATGTTAAGACAGGAGAAGCAACAGCTTCAACATCTAAACAGTTTGTGCATTTTGATGATGCAAACGCGGACATCGTAGGTCAGTTTGATGAGATGAAGAAAGAAATCCTTTTAAACGGACGTAGAATGCCTAACAAATTATGCTTAGGATACAGATCGTATAAGGCAATCAAAAATCATCCGCAGTTCTTAGAAAGAGTTACAGGTTCAGGGTCAACACCGAATCCAGCACTTGTTAACGAACAGGTAATTGCAGCGGTACTTGGTCTGGAAGAAGTAAAAGTTCTGTATGCAACTTATAATGCAGCAGAAATCGGTCAGAAAGCCGATATGAAATTTGTCTTCGACGATAACAGTGCATTATTAACTTATGCACCGAAAGAAGTAGATCTTGAAGAACCATCTGCCGGATATATTTATACATGGGATATGTTAGGAAATGGACAGTGGATGGCTACATCACAGTATGATGGACCAGGAGGATCACATTCAGAGTTCATCGAAGGACTTATGGCAACAGACATGAAAAAGACTTCCGATGACCTTGCAACGTTCTTAAGTGGTTGCGTATCTGAGTAGGAGGTGCTTTATATGAATTATGTTGCACTTAAGCCAGTTAATTTTGGTGGAAAGCAGTATAAGATCGGAGAGACTATTCCAGAGGGTGTCGTAGATGAACGACGCTCTCTCTTTTTAAAGAAGTCTGGACACATTGCAGAAGTAGCGAGCGTAAATGGAGCGTATGCAGAGGATTTGAATGTTAACTCTAACACTTTATCAATTCCTTTATTACAATCTAAGCACGAGCTTGCAGTGAACGCACAGCAGTTATTACAGTTCTTTGCCACAATTCAGAAAACAATGGAAGAGGCAAAAATTGAGATTGCGACCATGACAGAGGAAGATACACCGATCTTACAGCTGTTACATGAGATTGATTCCAGAAAAGGAATTAAGGCAGCAGTTGAAACAAGACTTGCTGATCTTTCCGTTGATACTGATATTAATCAGGAATCAGAAGCAGTAGAAGAAACCGAAGAACCAGCAGAACAGCCGGAAGGTGGCGAGGAGAATGACGTATAACTATTTTCCAGATGAGATCAATACAAATGATGTTATGAAGATGCGGTTCGAATTGGCGGATACTGATGTATCAAAGGATGAAATGTCAGCTGCACTTTCCGATGAAGAGATCACAGCTGTATTAGAGCAGTATCCAGACAATTTTAAGATGGCAAAACTGAAATTGCTAGAACATATGATGTTCAAATACGGACAGGACGTAGACAACAGTGTTGGTCCTGTCTCTTTTAATTTTGGTAATCGAATGAATTTCTGGAAACAGCTTTATGATGATCTGAAAAAAGAAATTGCATCTTCCAGTGTTGGAATCAAGCCGTATGAGAATGAAAAACGAGAGTATTTTTACGTTGGAATGATGAATCATCCTGGAGGTGGACGCTTTTGAAAATGACATCAATCGGTAGACCATATCAATATATGCAGTCTTTCCGTGTTTACTGGCAGGATACAGAAGTCATGGACGATGGCATGGTTGTAAAGGGCGATGAAAAAGAAGCCCCTGATGCGATCATAGACGGTATACTAGCCGAAGCAGATATGAAGACAATGGAAATCTGGAAACAAAACCAGACTCCGATCAGTCATACGATTGTGTCTTACCATCCAGTGGTTAAGCTAAGTAAGAACGATGTGTTACTGCTTGGCGATGATCCGTGCCATGATCGTAAGTTTATCGTGAAGGGTACAAAAGATCCAGCTGGAACAGGGCAGTTTTCCATCTATTATGTATTAGAAAGAAGTGATACAGATGGGCGTAGAAGCTGAATTTCAAGCATGTGCAAAGAATCTTGATGAAAGTATCAAAAGAGAGATGATGCGAAAGGGTGCAATGGCAACAAACACCCTTAGAAATATTGAGATCGAAGTATTGTCGAAAGGCGGTTCTGGAAAGAAATACAAACGGCTTCCGAATAGATCATCCGCACCGGGAGAAACACCAGCACCACAGTCTGGAAAGTTACGTCAGGACTGGGATGATCAAACTCTGATTGAAGGAGATCAAGTTACAAGCCGGATAAAAAGTAATTCAAAACACGCTGAATGGCTGGAAGGTGGCACAAAAAAGATGGCAAAACGACCATTTATTGATCCAATTAAGAAGAAAGCAGAGCCGGAGATTGTAAAGATCTTCGGTTCAGATTTTGAGGTAACTCTATGAAAGAAATAATTTTCAAGTACTTAAAAAGACTGAATATTAACGGATTGGCTACGTTCAAAAATGGACCAGCAATATTTTTGGATCAGGCACCTGATGATTCTGATTCAAGGTGGGATGGTTCGCAGTATGGGCGTATCATCTATGGGCTGAATCTGAAAGATGATTCAGAGCGTAAGGTTTCTGGAACGATGGAGATTGCAATAGCGTATCTGTTTAATAATCAAGGATATAAGAACTTGCTTGAAGCGAAGAAGATCCTGAAAAAAGCGTTTGAAGGAGTTTTCTTGACCGATGAAGATACAACGATTTCTCTTGTATGGAGAAAGTCAGAATCATTTCAGGAAGCAATCGAAGGGCAAATGGATGTAGAAGTATGTGGATCAGTGTTGACATTCGATGCATATGCTTTTCCAAAACATTCATACCTTCCGCTGGATGCAGTCGGTTCTTTGGCAAAGCACATTGATGAGAACTGGAACGTGACAGTGATCAATAACACGGAACTTGACGAAATCTGGAAGCCGAATGATGAAGAAGTGGTTGTTTATACTAGACTGGATTCTATGCAGCCAGGAACGTTCCCATCGACATATGCTTGTACATGGTTTACAAACAACATCAAGGTACATGTGATCTCCGGATCGGATGTAAATGCTGATCAGTTTGTTATGAACTTGCTGCAAGATTTACAGGAAAGAGAGCGGTTCGTTATGAATGATGGATCGCCGTTTTTTGTAAATCAGCTGGCATACAGCACGAAACTTGATCCATTAAAAGATGGACAGGTAACGGTAAGAGGTCAGTACGGAAAGCTACGAGATGTTGAAACAGTCGATGAATTAAAGACAATTACGATAAGTTAGGAGGAAACAATGGCAGAAAAGAAAGACGAAACAAAAACAGTGCCAGAAGTTACTTATACTGTGGATGAATATGCAGAAAATCCACAGGTGTTAGGAGTATCACAAGATATTATCCGAACAGCATTTGCAAGGGCAGGTGTTAAAGAAGCAACGCAGAGCACAGCAAAGAAACTTGTAGATACATTTAAGAAGAAGGAGGTATAAGAACTTGTCCGGATTATTTTTAAAAGGCGAGAAAAAGGAAAGAGCTGGAGTTTATCGCAGACATGAGCAGATCACAAATAATGGTGTAGCATCCGCAATGAACGGAGTTTTCTGTATTCCGGTTCATGCAGATTTTGGTCCAGTTGGAGAGATTCAGAAGATCACATCAAAGAGTGATCTTCTTTCACTTTATATGGAGAGTGGAACGATCGATGCAGCGGTAAAACTGTTTGATGCAGGTGCTAACACGGTATATCTTTACCGTCTTGGAACTGGTGGTAAAGAAGGAAGCCTGTCCTTACAGACAACCACAGCCACAAATGCAGTTACATTAAAGACAAAATATCCAACCGCTTTGAAATTCTCCGTAACTGTAAAACAGAAATTAGGAGATGAAACGACAAAAGAGTGTTCCGTTTACAATGGGGCAACACTTGTTGAGAAAGTAAGCTTTATCGCTGGTGCGGATGTAAATGAGGCTGCAAATCTGGTGGAAGCAATGAAAGACAGCAAGTATTTATCCGCAGAACTTGTTTCTGGAGCATCCGGGATCATGCAGACGGTTGCACAGCAGGCTTTGGCTGGTGGATCAGCACCGGAAGTCACAACAGAAGATTACAGCAATGCGTTTAATGCATTCGAAACTTATGCTTGGAATGTACTGGTGCTTGATACAGTCGAAGAAGATGTTAAAGCATTAGCGAAGACATACATGGAAAGAATCCATTCAAACGGTGCATTGGGTGTTTGCGTACTTGGAGAAGCGGCAGGAAAGTCACTTGCTACAAGAAAAACGAATGCAAAATCCTATAATGCACCATATTTTATTTACTGCGGTAGCGGATATTATAATACTGCCGGAGATAGGGTGGAAGGATACCTTGCTGCAGCAGTTCAGGCAGGTGTGATTGGATGCAAAGATTCAAGTACATCAATTGTACATACAGAGATTCCAGATGCGGAGTCATGCATTGAACAGCTGACGAATGAACAATATGTCGATGCGATCAAATCTGGATTGCTTCTTTTGTCAGAAGGACAGGAAGGACAGGTCTGGTTTGATTCAGGAGTGAACACATATACAGTTCTGGATGAGGACGATGACGAAGGATGGAAGAAGATCAAACGTACAGCTGTCCGTTATGAGGCTTTTGACCGTATCAATCGTACATTAGAACCATTGATCGGTAAGATCAGCAACAATGCAGCAGGCGTTGATAATGTAATTCAGGAAGCTAAAAAAGTACTGGCTGAAATGAACAGAGAAGGAAAGATCTTAGATACTTACGAATTTTATGAGGATATAGAAAATCCACATGCAGCGGATTATGCATACTTTATTATCCGTATTGATGACGTTGACAGTATGGAAAAGATCTACTTAACATATCAGTTCCAGTATATCGCACAGTAGGAGGTGTTATATAGATGAGTGGAAAAGGTTTTGATACTAGAAAGCTGATGACAGGAAAAGACGGAAAGCTTTTTATTACACTGGATGGAGTCTCCATCTGGTTTGCATCCGTGGAAGAGTTTACAATCGGAATGAATTTTTCAAACGTAGATTTCCATCCGGCAGGAGATGTACAGACATATGGAGTTCCAGACAGTGTTAAATTTACAGCATCGTTCACTGAAGCTGTAGTAAGAGATGATCTGACGATCGTACCAATGCTGGAAGCGATTAAAAATGGGAAAATTCCTACATTCAGTTTACAGGGCGGTGTTACAGAACCACTTGCTGGTGGCGAAAGTAAATATCTGTTAGATGAATGTATTCCTGATGGAGATACAAACATTCTGGAAGTAAAACCGGGAGAAATCATAAAGAGACAGTGCCAGTTTATTGTTAACAGTGTACCAGATTGTATTAAATCATTGGCAGCATAAAGAAAGGATAAGAAAATGGCAGAGAAGAAAACAAATATCAATGTAACAGAAGAAAATGAAATGGACCTTATCACTGGTCTGTTAAAGGCAGCAGAGTATAAGACAGAGGTAAGCCAGACATTAAATATTCAAAGAAACGGACAGAAATTGTTTAAATTCGATATTCGTCCATTATCTTTTGATGAAATCACTGATTGCAGAAAGAGAGCAACAACTTATATGCCGAATCCGGGTGGAGCATCACTTCCATTAATTGAGAAAAGCGTAAGCAATGCAGATTACATGGCATGGCAGATTTACATTGCAACAGTTCCGGAAAGTGATGGAACAAAATTCTGGGATAATCCAGCATTAAAAGAAGGACTGAACAAAGCTGGTCACATGGTTATGACACAGGCAGAGATCATTAAGGAAATTCTTACAGCTGGAGAACTTGAAGCAGTCAGCGACAAGATTGAAGAGTTATCCGGCAGTGGTACAAATGTCATTGATTATGCAAAAAACTAATTAAGTCCAGTCCGTTAGCTTCTCTGCTCGCAGAAAATTATTTACGGACTGGAATGTTGCCATCAAAAGCCCTTGATCTCCCAGAAGGAGAGAGGGCTTTTATCTTTGCAGCACTTATAACAGCTATGGAAGGAGGCGATGCATAAATGGCAAACAAAGAAATTGTGATCGATGTTGTATCGGAATATTCCGACCATGCGTCTTCTGGCCTACAGCAAACAGGGAAGAATGCAGAGAAAGCATCACGAGAGATGGACAAGCTTGGAAAGAAGCGTGCAAAGCCAAAATTAGGACTTGAAGATAAAGCAAGTCCAGTCCTTGACAAGTTTGGTAAAAAGGGAGACGGGCTCGGTAAAAAGACCTGGACTCCAAAACTTGGATTAAAAGACACTGCAACAGCAGGGATCAAAAAAGCTATGAGTGCTGGTATGAGTTTTGGTAGAAAGACTTTTTCAGCAGTCCTAAAAATCAATGACAAGGTAACAAGTCAGATCAAAAAAATCCCAAGTGTTATATCTAAGATCAAGAATTCTATATTTTCACTAAAAACTTTGGCTGGTGGAGTTATGACTGGAATTGCTGCAAAGAAATTGATAGCTGATCCAGTATCATTAGCAGACGAATTTCAGACATATCAAATTGGCTTTGAAACAATGCTGAAATCTAAAAAGAAAGCTACGAAGTTTATGGATAGTGCGAAGAAATTTGCATCTGTTACTCCGTTTGACACATCGGCCGTAGTATCAAATGCTCAAAGGATGTTGGCTTATGGATTCTCTGATAAAGACATTATTCCTGACCTGACGAAGATTGGTAATGCATCCGCAGCACTTGGAGCTGGAGAAGAGGGTATCTCTCGAGTATCCAGAGCTTTAGGTCAGATGAAAACAAACGGAAGATTGAACGCAGAGGACATGAATCAGCTGACAGATGTCGGTATAAACGCATGGAAGTATCTTGCTGATGCAGAGGGTAAATCCATAGCCCAGATCAGAGAAATGTCTCAAAAGGGCGAAATCAGTGGAGACAAAGCAGTTAAGACAATCCTTAATGGGCTGAAAGAATTTGATGGAATGATGGACAAAACATCTAATTCGACGGTTTCTGGATTAATGTCAAATATTAAAGATACGTTCGACATAAACATTGTTTCTAAATGGGGAAAAGGTCTCCAGAAGGGAGCAACGAAAGGTTTAGGAGAATTTGCAGACTATCTTGATAAATCCGATGCAAAACTAAAAGAAGCTGGAACATCACTTGAAAAACTTGGAGAGTATGCAAGTACATCTGTATTCAAGGGACTTGAAAAGGCTGGAGATAAGATCGACGATCTTATTAGTATGCCAAAATTCCAAAATGCTTCAATCGGTGGCAAGATTAGTATTGCTTGGGATGAACTGATTGCAAATCCGTTTTCTAAGTGGTGGGATTCTAAAGGAAGACCGGCGATCGTTAAAAAGATTACTGGGATTGGAAAAGATATTGCAAAAGCTGGTGGAAACTGGTTCAAGGAATCTCTTAAGGATCTGTTACCAGGCGGAGATAAAGCTGGTATCGCAGATTATTTAGCTGGATTTCTTGGATTATCTGGAGGACTAAAGCTGTTTAAAGGTGGAAAAAGTCTATACGATCAGATCACTGGCGGTTCTGGAGGTGGAGGAAAAACAAATCCTTTGGGAGATTCTATTGGAACAATCAATGTGTCCGCGGCAGTTGTAAATGTGAACGGAGGAATTGGAAACGGAAATTCTACAATACCGGGAACAAATCCGACAGGTAATAAAGAAATCTGGTTACCAGAAAGCGTAAAGCGAAAAATGCAACAAACTGAACCGAAAACACCATCTGGACCGACAAGGACACCGGGTGGCTTGTTTGGTTTAGGCGGTTCTGGTGTCACGCTGAAAAATGGAGAAACCGTAGCTGCCACTGGATGGAAAGCATGGCTTGGAAATCTAGGCGTAAAACTTGGATCAGGTGCAGCGACCGCTGGTGGAGCAGCAGCCGTTGGAGGTGCATCTTTATTAGGTGGAGCTTTAGGGATTGCTGGAATAGGAAGTGCAGCTGGTAATATTTATAACGCAGTGACCTCAAAAGATTCAGCCATGAAGAAGAAGGAAGCCTATAGAGGTGGCACGAAACTTGGAATGGTTGGAGGTGGTGCAGCCGCCGGAGCAGCCATAGGAGCTGCCTTTGGTGGTGTTGGAGCAGTTCCGGGAGCATTTATTGGTGCTGGAATTGGTGGAATTGGTGCAATCACAAAAGGAAATAAGTTCGGCGACTCCCTTAGAAAGTTTGTATCCAGCCGAAAGAATGCACTGAAAAACAGTAATTCTATGACGGCAAAGAGTCAGGAATATTGGAAATACAGTAAAGACAGTATTAGCAGTGTTAATCCAAAAGGAGCAAAATACAAAGAACTGGCAAGTTCCGTACAGAAAGCTTACGAGGAGAATAAGAAAAACACAAAACAAACGAATGTTGGATCAAAGACGACAAAGATTTTTTCAGGTGCTACGAATGCAGCTGGTGGAAAAGTCAGCAGCTTAGGTGGAAAGTCCGCAACAGCTGGAGGAATGCTGGGAACGATGGGTTCTATGTCGCTTGCAGCTGGTGGCAACTTACAAAGTGCTGGAAGTTCCGCATTATCACTTGCAGGTGCTTTAGCATCCGCAGCCTCAACGATTGCATCCGCAGCAAGTACAACCGCTGCACAAGCAAGTGCGATCAAAAGTATTACTAGTGGAAGTTATCTAAGTAATAGAGGTTCTTCAAAATCTGGTAAAAAGAAAACAAGCAAAAAGACATCATCCGCACCGAAAGTACAGACAGCCTTACCGAAAAATGGAAAGTTCTTTCATAATGCGAAGGGTAGTCTGGTCAGAGGTCATATCGTTTCTGAATTAGGAGAAGAAGGAAACGAAATGGTCATTCCACTTTCTAGACATAGAAGCCGTGCATTATCTCTCTGGAATCAAGCAGGACAGATTTTAGGCGTTACAAAGCATGCCAAAGGTGGACTTGTTGGAGGATCATCCGGATCTGGAAAAGCTTCGTCTGGTAGCAGTCAGCCAGTGATCAACGTTGGTGGTATTACGATCAGCGTCAATGCATCTGGAAATGACGGCATAGTTGATGCTATCAAAAACTCTAAAGGAGAGATCGCAGATGCTATTATGCAGGCGATCGCAGATGCAATCGGATCAACGGCAAGTAACAGAACAGCGGAGGTAATGTAAATGGACATATATATTACTGGAAAAAATTCAAAAGGGAATGATCAGAAGATACAAATTCCGATCATTCCTGAAGAAATTGAATCATCAATCGAAGGTAAGTTTGCAGAATATGATATCTATAAATTAGGTCAGGTCAGTGTTCCGAATGGTAAAAATCTTTCAGAACTAAGCTGGGAATGTTTTTTTCCCGGAGAAGCAAGAAAAGGCATGAAATTTGTTCGTAAGTGGACTGATCCAGCAACCTTAGATGCACTGATGAAATACTGGGCTAAGTATGGGAAAGTGGTAAATGTCTGTATTACAGGAACGAAGATCAATGTTGATATGCGTGTTTCAGAATACGATTCTACGGTCAAAAGCCTGAATGATTATTACTACACGGTAAGATTTATCGACTACGAAAAAATAAGTGTTTCCTCAACGAAAAGAAGTACCAAAACCACAAAGAAAAAGGTCAAAGTAAAGAAAGGACAAACATTACGGAAACTTGCAAAAAAATATCTTGGGTCCAGTAAAAAATACAAGGTTATTTATAATGCAAATAAGAAACTGATTGATTCTAGGAATAAAAAGGAACGTAAGAAACATCCAAAGAAAAAGATCAGCAAATATACGATCTATAAAGGACAGGTGCTTGTGATTCCTGTTCCAAGCAGTAAATCAGTTTCTAATTCCAAGGTTGAGGAATTAAAGAAAGCAATGAATAAAGATGGCTACTCGAAGCTGAAAGTTGATAAAAAGCTGACATCTTCGATGAAATCAGCCATGAAAAAGATCACGATCCGAACCGGAAGAAAAGGACAGGTCGTAAAATTTGTCCAGAAAATGGTGGGAGTCAAACAGGATGGTGCTTGCGGATCTAAGACAGTATCAGCAATAAAAACTTACCAACGAAAGCATAAATTGACAGTAACCGGTGTCGCTGATTATAAAACACTGTTAAAAATGATAGGAGGATAGGAAGATATGCCGAGTTTAGGAAATCCACTGTATAAAGCGGTTGTAAAGACAACATCGGGGCAAGAATATGATCTATACAAGCTGAAAGTTATACTGGACTTGACAATATCTGATGATCCTGATTCGCTGGCAAAGGAAGTCAGCTTAACAGTAATGAACGCTGCGAAAAATGGTGTAACACTTGCGACATTGATTCAGCCATCAGATCGATTATACATATATGCGAATGTTGGACATGGAGATTTTGAAGTGTTTCGAGGCGTGATCTGGGATCGAGACAGGGTTACCGATACAGAAAAAAAGGTAACATTTACAGCCTATGATTACTTGATTTATATGATGAAATCCCAAGATTATTTTTATTATAAAAAAGGTCTCAGCACAAAGGAAATTGTAAAAAGAATCTGTACGGCATGGAAGTTGAAACTGAAATACAGTTACGGATCAATCAAAAATAAAAGGATCAAACCAGTGCAAAAGAACATTGGAGATATGATAGTATATGTGCTGAACAAAGCGAAAAGTAAACTTTCCAGCCGATATATTTTTACGATTGAAGGAACTACAGTGATTGTCAAGTATGCCAATACTAATACAACGATTTATAAGATTGAGGAAGGAAAGAATGTAATATCCATAGAGGTTAAAGTAACAATGGATGATATCGTTACAAAGATAAAGATCTACGGAGAAGCAAAGAAAAAGTCAATTCCTAAACTTGCATCAATGTCTAAGAATACATCGAAGTTTGGAACGATCCAAGAAATTATGGACAAAGACAAGAAAGAGAAACTTTCGAAAATAAAGAAACAAGCACAAAAGAAATTGAAGAGCAGTGCAAAGGTTAAGTATGAATACATAGTAACGGCGATTAGCAATCCGAAGATCAAACGTGGAGACACCGTTTATGTTGGATGTGGTACCGCTGGACTGAAAGGAAATAAAACAGTAAAAAGTATTACGCATGATTGTGTTGCTGGTACGATGGACGTTGTTTTTTACTAAAGGAGAGTTTTATGCAGAGAAATGGAAGAAAAAATTTTATCCGGGCAATCGAACAGATTTCTAAAGGAAACCAAAGTGCAGCGGATGTTGTTGCAGAACTTGGAACTATGAAAGACGGAGGGATTCTTCCTGACTCTTATCCAGAAAGTGCAGAACCTGATGACGATTTTTTGATGTTATCTGATGCAAAAGTAAGTGATGGCGATCGAGTATTACTGATCTGGACAGATGCAGAGGAAATCGTTGTGATCGGTAAAGTGGAAGGAGATGAAGAAGATGCCGGATAATCTTTTCCCAGAGGAATATGAAAATGAAGAAGAATATTTTGAAGATGAAGAGAATGAAGGAACTGAGGAAGAAAATACAGAAGAAGAGGAAGATGCAGGTTATAAACCCAGCATCTTTTTTGATTTTGATACTGGAGACTTTGTTACGCTTCACGATGGAAAATTAAAAGAGGCATCCGGGTTCGAGGCGTGGGTGCAATGGTGTTACAAAACGATCATGACACAAAGATACGCTCATGAAGGATATTCCACCGACATTGGGATTGACTATGAAAGTGCCTTGCAAGCGGATAGCCGTGAAGAGGCAGAAAGCATTTTACAAAGAGAAATCGAAGAAGTATTGATGGCTGATCCGTCCGAAAGAACTTTGTACGTTGGGAATATTATGTTTCAATGGGAAGCAGAACATTGTCTTGTAACAGTACAGGTGCAGGGTATTGATGGAGATATAGAAATACAGACACAATTTGAAAGTGAGGTGGTCTAAAAATGGCATTGGAAGCAGAAGAACTAGAATTGCCAGATTTCTTGAATAATTCGAGTGAAGAGGAAATCCATGAAAAGATGCTTAGCAATCTTCCAGAAGATATTGATAAATCCGAAGGCGGTTTTCCTTGGGATTTTACACGTCCGACAGCGATTGAGATAGCAGAGCTAAAAGAATATGTGCTTGTGGAAGTATTGAAAAGTCTTTCGCCGGTAACCTGTGAAGAATCTTACCTATTGGATTACCACGCTGATGGAAGAGGTCTTGTACGAAGAGAATCGGTAAATGCAACAGGATATGTGACTGTTACAGCAAAAGCCGGTCTTGTTATTCCTTTAGGATATGGTTTTTCTACAGAAGCAGATGACGAAGGAAATACGATAGATTTTGTAACAACAGAGGAAGTTACGGTCGATTCTCTTGGAAATGCAAAGATTCCAATTGAGGCAGCAGAAGGAGGATCTGCAAGCAATGTTGGAGTAAATACGATCGTATTACATACTGGAGATGAGACAGGAGAACTGCTCGATGAAATAATCTCTGTTACAAATGAGGAAGCTGTTACAGGCGGTTTGGATGAAGAGGACGATGATACTTTAAGAGAACGAATTGTTGAGTATGATCGAAGCCATGACATTTCCTATGTTGGAAATGTTGCAGACTATAAACGATGGGCATTGTCAGTTCCCGGTGTTGGTGCAGTTACTGTGATACCAGCAAAAGATGACTCTGGAATAATCAAGATCATCTTAATGGATCAGAACGGAGTACCAGCATCGAAGCAGATTCAAGATGCTGTGTATGATTATATTATGCGTCCAGATAGTGAATCAGATCGTTTAGCACCGCCCAATGCTGTATTAGAGATAACGGCTCCTGAAACAGTAGTAGTTAACATATCAGCTGTGGTTTATTTGAGAGAAGCAGAAATTGGCGATGTGCAGAATGATTTGAAAGCTGCACTTCAGTCATATTTGTTAAATGTTTCATCGAATGATAGTGCGGTTAGAATATCAGCGATCAACAGTATCCTTGGATCTGTATCAGGTATCTATGATTATGACAGTGTACAAATCAATGGAGTGTCAAAAAATGTAGACCTTGAATCTGGACAAATGCCGGTTTTAGGAATAGTAACAATAACGGAGGGATGATACTATGTGGTATAAAACAGACCTTATGGAGCAAATCCTGACGAGTGAAAGTGCAAAACAAATGATTGACTATGTATCGCCGATTTATGGGAAATCAAGAATCGGACTTTGGCTGTTCCAAGTGATCGGACTTGAGATAGATGACGTAAAAACAATATGTGAAGATATATTTGATCAGATATTTGTTGATCGTGCTACATGGGGGCTCCCTATTTGGGAAAAAGAATACGGAATAACGCCGCTTCCAGATCAGACGATTGAGCAGAGAAGAACACAGATTTTGCAAATGAGGATAAAAAGGCCTTTGAATCCTAAAAGGTTTGAAAAGATCATAGAAGCTTTGAGCGGTGTAGAAACAAAGCTCATAGAAAATACAGCAAAAAATACATTTCAAGTCAATCTTTATGGCGAAGTAAATAATTATGATGAAGTAGTAAGAAGAATTGACGAATTGAAACCAGCACATTTATTGTGCGATATTCGTGTTTCAGACGTTATAGAATCAGAGACGGCATTGAATTATGCGATTGTTTCAGGATCTTGTGAATATTCTTCTTCGATCGTTAGTGAGGTATAAAATCATGTGGGAAAATACAGTAATTACAAATGCAGGTATTGAATTATTAAAGAATGCCTTAAGCGGAGGAACAATAACAGTAACAGCGATCAAGTCTGGTGCTGGTAAAGTTGACGTTAGTGCTTTGAAAAGTCAGACGGCGGTATCATCAATTAAGCAGTCTGGAACAGTACAGGGCGTGACAAAAACAAACGAAACAATCAAGATAGGAGTATTGTTTTCAAACGCTGGTTTATCTGCCGGATACAGCATGACACAGCTTGGAATTTATGCAAAAGGATCAACCGGAAGTGAAGTGTTGTTTGCGATTTCTCAAAGTACAACAGGGAAAGAAGTTCCGGCAGAATCGGCTATGCCGTCATGGTCGTTAGTACATAATTTTTACATCAAGCTTAATAATGATGTAAAAATGACAGCAACGGTTGATCCAGAAGGGTACGTTACATTTGAAACTATGCAGACAGCGTTAAATACGCATACAGGAAACAAGAGCAACCCTCATAGTGTTACTAAGTCGCAAGTAGGCTTAGGGAACGTTCCGAACGTAGTGACAAATGATCAGACACCGACATATTCAGATACAACAACTCTTGTGACTTTATCAAGTGGCGAGAAAATATCTATTGCATTTGCAAAGATTAAACTTGCAATTACAACTCTGATTAATCATCTTGCGAATAAAAGTAATCCTCACGGAGTTACTAAAAGCCAAGTTGGATTAGGCAATGTGGAGAATAAAAGCAGTGCTACAATCCGTGGAGAATTAACCAAAGGTAATGTAACGACAGCCCTTGGTTATACGCCAGCAAATCAGACTGACATGACGAATGCAAAGGATGCTATTACGCAGCTAAATTCTGATACAAAAAGCATAATACAGTTTTTAGGCAATATGACCACACCTAATAACTCAGAAGGTATCATTCATGCCAATTGGCCCGATAACATGGTGCCAGTAGCTATAAGAGTGAAAAAGTATGATCAATGGCGTTATAACGTATTAGGCATGGCATTGTATGGAAAAGAATTATATTTGATAGAAATCCCTTCTGCATATCAAGGATGTCCTTGTGAAGTTATATGCTATAAGTCAAATTAAAATATTTTAATTCCATAGGAAGTTTTCTTTGATCCATACAAGATCACAGCCAATTTTTTTGTTTTGTGGATAACTATTATTTGTCCATAACACATAACAATTCTCATTGTTAACTTCCTGAGATATTGCTTCAACACGTATATAACCAGTATCATATACATGCAATATCGCAGAACTCAAGCGATAACCTTGTTTACGATCAACATAAAAATAGTTGTTTCCAGTACCATTCAATTCGGCATATTGAGTTACAAGTGCATCTTTTAAGTCAGAATTTAGCTGCGGAGTTATGGATACACTCCGCAGCGTAATGGAATATAATTCACGTATAACAAACAC